AACACTAGGATAATAACTAAAGCAGTTCCACAGTTCGAGTTGATCCACTCGCATATCAGGCACGTCTTTTCTTTCAAACTCTTTTTGAAAGAATGCTGAGATAGGTAGTCTATAAAAGACCGCACCATTTGGTAGCATGCAATGAAATAAGATTGCACGACCTGAAATAGAGCTAAGACCAAAGATGACACAGTCACTAGACTGTCCTTTATTTTTTTTAAGATCATAGAGATACTCCCTTCTTATTTTACAATAAATCGGTGGTATGTTAGCATTTAAATAAGCCATAGTTTCTCATTACTTCCACCAAAATATTAATGTTTTTCTATCATTTTTTAAAATTCTTTTTACACCATGATAAACAGTTTGACCATTAAAAAATGTAAACATACCTTTTTTTGGTTTTATACTTATACCATTTTTAGTAAAGAATTGTCCACCATCAAAATTATCATTTAAATAAATTAAACTATTATAAATTATGTTTTCTCGTCCATTATCTTCATGAATGTGTAATGGAGAAAAAGAATTAACATGGTGATTTTGTATTTCTGCTTCATGTACAATCAAATTTAAATTAAATTGTTTATTAATAAATTTAGTAACTTTTTCAACAATAGGATCTTTAGTTATTTTAACAACTCTAGTATTCCAGGGTAATACCTCTTTTACATAACCAATATCTTTTATTTTTTTAAAATATTCATCACATTGTTCTTCCGATAAAAAATTTTCTTGAACATATACAATGTCGTTGCCTGATTTTATTTCTTTCACGCTATTTAATTTCACCCCAATTAGGTCCAGATTCGTAGTCTACTTTATTTGGTACTTTTAAGTCAACTGCATTTTCCATAATATTTTTTATTTTTTTTGCTTGACTTTCTGATTCTATAGAAAAGTCTAATTCATCATGTATTTGTATATGACCTACTAAACCTTCTTTATATAAATCAACCATAGCTTTTTTAGTCATGTCCGCTGCACTACCTTGAATTAGTTTATTTAATGCTTTGTAAGTAAATGCTCTTCTATGTCCGTTTTTATGCCAATAATTTTTTTTAGGATTTCCATTTTTATCTTTAATAACATTACCATCATCATCTAATAGATGTGGTCCCATTTCTTTTAGTTCTAGCATAGTGTCATGATCTTCTGCAGGTACAAATGTACCCCAATCTGAACCTCTAAGTATTGGTTCATATTTAGGAAATCTACAACGTCTTCCAAGTATAGTTTTTATTTTACCTCTTTGTTGAGCAGCAGCCATAACTCCATTAGTTAATTGTTTAACGAATGGAACATTGTTGTGATATTGAGAAAATAATTCATCAGCTTTCTCTTTAGTTACACTTAATTCATTCATTAATTTTGCTTTACCCATACCGTAAAATAAACCGAGATTAATTGTCTTAGCTTCTTTTCTATCTATGTTAGCTAACTTAGCAACTAACTTATGAAAGTCTGTATTAGGATCATTATGATATGCTTCTGCAATTGTTTCTGCTGATTCATAATCAAATCTTATTCCGTAGTGTGTAACTAATCTTGGTTCCTGTTGTGAGTAATCAAATGTACCCCACTTACAACCTTCTTCAGGTATAAATAAACTTCTTATTAATGGACCTGTATCTGGATCTCTCGCTGGAATCTGTTGTAGATTAGGATTAGAATAACTAAATCTTCCTGTAACGGTTCCTCCATCATCAGATCGTATTTGATTTATATCTGCATGAATTCTGCCTTTGTGTTGATGATTTAAAATGGTGTCAATGAAGGTTGTACTGACCTTGTTTATTTTTCTAGCTTCTGCTATCATACGTACTACAGGATGATTATGTGTAGAAATAAAATTTTTAGTAAATGAAGGAGAGTCAGTCTTTTCAGTTCGGCTATAAGGTAGCTTCAGTTTGTCAAAAACTTCTGCAATCGATCTTGCAGCCCATATCTGAGTATCTACTCCTGTTTCTATTTTTATTTGTTGTAATAAGTTTTGTTCTTTTACTGCCATTACTGTTTTCAATCGATTGGCTTTCTCGATATCTACCCGAACACCTAGGTGGCGCATATCAACTAAACAAGGGAAAAGATCAGTCTCAAGATTAAATATATCTTGTAAGTCTTCTTCAATAATAATTTTTTTAAATCTATTCCAAAGTTCTAAAGTTAAAGCCGCATCTTCTTCCGCATATCCACCTACTTCACTCGCAGGTAATTTCCACATTTCTGCTTTCGGATCTAGACCTCTTTCTTTAGCTGCTTTAGTAAGTAAAGATTCATTTTTACCTTTGTTTAAATAAACCCAAGATAAAGAATTTAATGAATATTGAAATCTATTTTCATCAATCAACGATGCTGCAATCATAGTATCTATAATCAGACCATTAATTTTTATACCAAGATTTCTAATCCAACACACATCATACATCGCATTGTGAAATATTTTTGTAGCAGGTGATTCACAAACATCTTTAAACCATTTTAATACTTTATCTCTATCCATGTTTGGACCTTCACCATGACCTATCGGAAAATAATTTTTATATCCATCTACAGCAACAGCTATACCTATAACTTCACCATTACTTATAATGGCCCCTGAACCCAGTTTCTTTAAATCAGGATCACGTGTTTCTAAGTCAATTGCAATCTCATCCGCTTTTCTTAGATCAGGAAATTCTGTAGGTGCTACCCATTCTGTAGTCGGCATTAACATTATTTTTTACCTTTTGTATCTTTCAGTTTTTTAATTTCTAATTCACAGTAATGAATTACTTTTTCTAAATCTTGTATGCCATTTTTATTCATGTAACGACACACATACTTTATAACGTTTCCCTGAAAAAAGGAAAGGTCGTTCTTAGAAATGAATTCATAGGGTTGAATGTGAAAGTCTTTATAGTGACTCCCCCCTATCTGCTTATCTTGTGGAAATGCTTTATCAAACATATCTTTATTGCTCATTTTAATACCTCCATTATGTTAATTATAAAAAATGTTAGTGTTATTGTTATTAGTATATCGCTTGTTATTATTCTCATGTTTATCCTTTTGTTGTAGCAGTTATTGATTTGGTGATGAGTAAGATTGGGAGTCGAGAAACCAAATCAATTTTATACGACGCTGCTTTACCGCCGCTGAGTATAGTCTCTATCCCGTTCTGTTTATACTTATTGTATAATCTAGTTAAAGTGTTTGTATTCATTCTTTTTTGTTTTACCTTTTAATTTATATAAATTATTTCTTGCACGTGTTGCTCCTACGTACCAAACTCTATGTTCTTCATCATTCTTTTCATCACTTTTCTTAACTGATTTCTTTATTGTTCTTCCTAAATCTAAACATAAAATAACATTATCTTCTTCACCACCTTTAGCTGCATGAATTGTAGAAGCATATATACGAGCATCTTCATCTAAATTTTCACCATTTATAAGCATTTCCTTAATGTATATTCTGTCTGATAATTTAGTTTGTTCAAACGCTTCAAACCAATCTACATTATTGTTCCATTTTTCTTTAGGTAAACCAATAAATTCTGCTATCTGTTTGATTTCTTTTTCTTCTATTTCTATTCCTCTGCACCATGAATTATAATTTACAGATGCATTATATAATCTTACAGGAAAACTTTTACCTTTGTTACTTTGATAATATAAATTTCTTTTTCTTAACTCTTCAATAATTTGTAATAATCTATGTGTTGTTCTAGTTAATATTAAATATCTATTTTTTGTTAGATCTATTTGATCTAAGTTGTTTATTCTTAAAGACTCACCTTGATAGTTTCTTGGATAATAAATTTTTTTTTTTCTTAAACCTTTAATTCTTTCTAATGGTAATTCAGATTCTTCTTGAACTGCTTTAGATACTCTTTTAGAATATTTTAAAACTTTTTCTTTTCCAGGTTCTTCAATAAATCTATCTACATCTGCACCTGCCCACGCAAAAATAGCTTGATCATCATCTCCTGCTAAATACATATCTTCTGTATTTTCTTTTAATTTATCAAATAATTTCCATTGCAATGGAGATAAATCTTGAGCTTCATCTATAAATATAGTTTTAAATTTTGGTAAGTCAGGTTTATTAATTAATTTTTCAATCATGTCATTGAAATCTAATTTACCTGTAATTCTCTTATATTCTTTTAAATTTTTATCTAAATTATCTAATATATACCATTCTATCTCTTTTTTATTATGTTCACTTCTATCGTATTCTTCTCTTATATCGATGTCTCTATTTATTGCTCTACCAATCATTTTAAAATATGGACTATCAATGTTTAAATAAAAAATTTCTTCTTGATTATATTTATCGTAATGTTTAACTTTTATATTTAATTCTTTTCCTATCTTAACATAATCGTCTGGTTGCATAACCATAGAGTCATTTAATTCTAATTGTTGAAAAGCAAAAGAATGAAGTGTTCTAAAGTAATTTAAATTATCATTTTCTACAGGCATTCTTTCTTTAGCAACCTTAGCTGCCTTTTTAGTAAAAGCAAAGTAACCTATTCTATCTAATGGAGTTCCTACTCTAATGTATGCTTTAGCTCTACTAATTAGCTTATGTGTTTTACCTGTTCCTGGAGGACCAAAGTATTTATATATCATTATACAATTTCTTCTGGTTTTTTAAACTCAGCTAATTCAACTATGTCAGCATCGTCTTCATCTTTTTTAAATAAATACAATGGTATAACTGCACAACCATTTACACCTGGATAAGGTTTATCTGTTTTTTTATCTTTACCAGGAAATCTTTTCTTTTTACCAAACTGTGGTTTAGGCATATGATCTTTTTCTTTTTCAAACATTTTTTCAATCATATAAGAAGTTCTAGAAGAATCTTTTTTCCATTCATTGTCTTTTAAATCATTAAAAAATTCATCGTACACAAAGTAAGCATAAGTATCATCTTTTAATACATTACCACTTTTAAAAGAGTTATGACTTGTAGCTTCTGTACTATGTATATAATCTTTTAAATGTTTCTTTAGTATCTCCATAGGTGTGGTCCCTGGAGCCGGTTGCACTGTATCAATGGTCGAGAATAATGCTTTTTGTATTTCAAAGAAGTCCATTCCTTTTATAGGTGGAGGTGGAAAATCTGCTTGAGCCATTATCAAACCTCTTAATTCTTGTTGATCTTTTATTTTATTTACATCTTTTGCATGTACTTGAACTGTTTCTCCATCTTCTCTTTCTACTGTAAAATAGTATTCAGGGTCAGGTTTAAAATCTACTTTGATTAAGTTAGTCATCAATGGCCAATTAATTTTTTTATCTGAAATAATTCCAAACTTTCTTTTTACACATTCTGATTTAATACATACTGGTGCCAGTAAATCATCATGACAAGTATGTCCTTTTTCTTGTTTCTCCCAACTTTTTATTTTCTTTTCAATATAATTATCAGTCCATATTTGATCAAATTCAAAATAATTTCTACCTGCTTTTAAAACCATCTTACCCCAATTGTCGGGATATTTTTTCTTAGCCATAACCATGTAGTTGTATAAAAATCTGTCTCTACCATCTTTCATTTTGTTTTTAGATAAAATTTCTAAACATGGTGGACCATCTTTAAATTCTTCTGCACCACCTGTTAATTCTTTTCTAATTAAATCATTAGATATGTTTTCTAATTTTTCGATATCAGCTTTATTTATTTCTACAACTTTTAAAAATAAATCTAATGGTATTTCTTTACCAGAAGGATCTAATGCTACTCTTTCACTTTTATTAAAGTAAGGTAGATTTATAAAATTACCGTTGACTTTATTACCATTTGTATCACTTCCTAGTTTAGTTTGCTTAGGAAATATTTCTGTTGTTATTGGTAGTTTAAATAAAAATAATACTTGTTCTAAAAAATCTCTGATAATTTTAGCTTTAACAAATTCTTTAGTAAATAAATATAAATGAAGTCCATTACTTTTTGATTTAATTGGTATTAGTGGTAATTCTTTTTCTTGAATAATATCTAGATATTTTTTTATATCTAGGTCTTTATACACTTTAGGATCAATATCTATTGCACCAAAACATGCTAAACCATTATCATCACAAGGTTGAATACCTATAGATTTTTTTCCATGTAAGTGAAGTCTGTAATCATCTTCAGTAATTGGTTTACCTGACCAACCATAATCACCTGCATTAAATTTTATCTTACCTGTGCTAGGATCTTTATATCCATTGTTTATATTACAAAAACCAAAATTACGTTGTAACCCCGTAAAACATTTTATAAAATCATTCATCTTTATATCCATCTATATTATTTGTAGAGTGGCAACAGTCTCCCGTCGCCACTCCATCTCCGAAGTATTCACTTAGTGAATTATATAATATCTTCAGTTTTTGGTTTATCGCTTTTCTCATATTCAGGTTTAGCACTACCTTTAGACACAGATTTTTGAAACTCCTGTGCCATTAAATATAAGTCCGCATCTTCTTTTTTAGATACGTCTAAAGCTCTATTCATAGATGGTTTATAAACATGCCAACTTTTACTTCCTGCAACTTTACCAACAGTTTTTAAATTATATACTGCTGCATAAGCTGCTGGGTTGTAAACACCTTTGTCATCTTTAAATCTAAGATTTTTAATCAACTGATTTAATTCTCTTGCAGGTGTTAAGTTAGATGATCTCATGGTAATTACTGCAGGTCTAGGTTCATCACCTAAAACTATTACATAAAAGTATGCAGTTTTTTCTAAGTAGTTACCATTGGTCAGTCTATACTTACCGTTTCTTTCTTCAACAGCATCACTTGGTACAGTTAAATGTGTTGCAACAGGTGGAGCCGCTGTGTCTCCCATTTCCTGCCATTCTGGAAACCTTGTTTGCACATGTGCAACAAGTAAGTCTACACCTTGATTACCATCTATTAATGTACCTAAACCTTTTGCATAAATCATACCAGGTTTAGAACCTTCTACGTATTTAGCATTAGCTTGATTACATTCAGGTGATAACTGATGTAGGATTTTTAAAATCGGTGTTGACATATCGTCCGATTTTATTTCTTCACTACCTCTTCCAGAGTCTCCTCTTAGATTGATAGTAGATAATGCACCTGCATTATCTTTCTTAGTCATAGCATTTGTATTTGCCATAGTTATATCTCCTTATTGAGTTATTAGTTTATTTTTTATTTTTTAAATACGTTTGATTTCCATCAAATGTATTGAATAGTTCTTCCGGAACTTCTTGACCTTTGTCTTTCCATTCCTTCATAACTACTTTGAGTGTCGATGGGTGAACTTTCTCCTCTTGGATAGGTTCATACCCATTCGACCT